ATACATGGAGGGCAATATCATTCGTGAGGCCATGCAGGCAGACCAGAAGGATATTGACAAAGCTCAGAAATGGGCATGCTCATTTGCTAACGAGAAAAGGGTTGATGCATTCACATGGGATTGCGACGGGATGGGCGTTGGCCTTAAGGGCTCGATAGCTGATGCGTTTAAAGGCTCTAAGATCAAGCACGTTCAGTTCAAGGGCAGTCATGGAGCATATGAGCCAGATGACATCTATGCTGAAGTGGATGCAGATTATCGAGACGGGGATGACCCAAAGACAAACAAGGAAGCTTTCCGAAATCAGCGCTCTCAATTCTATTTTGAACTCGCAAATGCGATTTATAGGACATATCTTGCAGTAAAAGAGGGTAGATTCTTCGATACTGACACGTTAATCTCTTTTGATGGTACAATACGACATCTAGATCTGCTTAGATCGGAATTATGTCGCATTCCACGCAAATACGTTGCAGGCGGTCGATATCAGCTCATGACCAAGGCCGAGATGGTAGCGATGGAAATAGCATCACCAAATATCGCTGATTGCATAATGATGCTGAGAAAGCCGATCGAGATAGAGTTGAGTAAGCCGGTTCGACTCGGCACGGTTAAATGGGGTTAATGCGGGAAGTATCTTAACGAGTAAAGCGGCCCTTTTCAGGGGCATAGATGCAGGTGCAAGTCCTGTCTTTCCGCACCAATTTGGTAATAATAATGAATTACAATAAGCACTCCGAAGTGATCCAGTCTCTCAAAGACGACCAGCACGCCGAGCACGACTCACGCAACGCCATGGATGAGTCTATCAAATTCCATGGAGGGGAGCAGTGGGAAGATTTTGTAAAAAAGATGTACGATGGGCGACCTCAATACACATTCGATCAAACCAAGCCCACGGTATCCGGAATCTGGGCAGAAATGGCTATGAACGACTATGCTGCCAAGGTTGATCCGGTTGGTGAGGGCGCAACGGAAGACCAGGCAAATCTACGCAACGATATCCTTCGAGCAATCTATTCTCAATCAGCATTTGACGACACAAGCACCAAGGTTGGCAAGAAAGGGATTATCGGTGGTTTCGGAGCAGTCAAAATCAGGGCTGGATTTATTGGCGAGTCATTCTATCAGGACATTATCATCGACTACGTGCCAGATGCGCACAGACGGGTGTGGTTTGAGGCAGGAAGCGAGCTACAGACTCGAGAAGACGCCAATCACGTGCATGTACTATCAGCCAACATCTCTCAGGAAGAAGCCAAGCGCCGGTGGGGTAAGCGAAGAACCTACGTATCGGTTGACGATGACCGGCAGCACGAAGAAGAATATAAGCCTAAAGACCGTATAACCATTGGGGAAGTATTCTACAAGCGATTTTATCAAAAAGACATCTACCTGATTGACGACGAAACCAATACAGTCACAGACGACGCTGGCCTCAAGCGTATGGGTATCGAGAAAGGCAGTAAGGCCATACTGGGCACCAGAAGCGCTCGATGCTTTGATGTTTATTCGCGCAAATATGATGGTAAGAATTGGCTTGGAGAGGCCAAAAAGACAGCGTTCAAACTCCTGCCTGTAGTGCCAATGTATGCCTACTTTGACGTGAATGACGGCAAGGTCATGTTCGAGGGCGCCATAGCTCGTATTATCGACGCATGCCGCGTGTTTAATTACTCTGAATCTCGCAAAGTGGAAGAAAGTGTTCTGGCTATGCGTCAAAAACTTGCGGTTGATGATCGGGTGATAGGGCAATACTCAGACGAATTTACCAATATCAACCGAGACCCAAGGGCTGTAATCCCATTCGATGGGGCTGCGGCAGACAAGATCAAGCACGCATTTGGGCCTATGCAGACAATAGGCGGAGCGGCACCTAACCCAGCAGTGACCGAGATATCCAACGACATGCTGAGAAACGTCCAGATATCAACTGGCAGGGCCAATGCGATCGACCAAGTTGCCAATGACAGCGATTACCGAGCAGATCTGCGTGAGTCCATGGGCAGTGTTGGCACATTTGAGTATTACAAAGGCTACAAGGTATTTCTTGAGCAGGTGATGAAAGTCTGCCTTGGTGCGGTCCCGATTGTGTACGACACCAGGCGAAAATTGACTCGAATGGATGAGGCTGGCCAAACTTCTGAGGTCGAGGTCAACAGCGTTGATGCTACTGGCAATATCCTTAATGATCTGACAGTAGGTAAATTCACATCCACGGTGTCAATTTCGGATAACATGGAATCAAGAAAGGCGCAGGCGAACGATGGTATAATCTCCCTCGCACAGTTTGACCCATCTATTGTGACTAGGAACACCGATATTCTTGCCAGCAATATGAGCGCACCAGGTATGGATTTGGTGGCAGACAGGGAGAGAGAGCGACTATTTCAGCAAGGCGCGATACCTCAAGATCAATTGACCGAGAAGGAAATCGAAGCGGTGCAAGCGCAGGCAAATCAGCCTCCTCCGCCAGATCCAGCTACGATAATCGCACAAGCAGAGCAAACCAAGGTTCAGGCAGAAGCATTAAGAGCTCAGGCAGAATTGGAGCTCAAACAGTTGGAGCTCAACGGCAAGCAGCAAGTTGAGGCGGTCAAACTTGAACTTCAGAAATCCAAACAGGATTACGACAACCTATTGAAAGCCGTACAGGCAGAGAAGCTATCAACCGAGATTAATCAACCAATCGACCAGAGCGTCGTCAACAAAGCAGAGAGCGAGATATGAATGATGCAGAGCTGATGGATTTACTGTTAGAGATGGCAGAGTGTGATCTAAATGATGGTGCCAGGCTTAAAGACCATCCTTGCTATTTGGCGGTTAGAAGACTTATTAACCTAAAAGAAGGAGAAGAAAAGTGATCTACATACGACAAGACGGCAGTGAAATAGAATTGAACGACGCACCAGCAAACGTGGCCAAGGCTGCTGAGCTTGGGTGGAAGCCAAAAGTATCATCTGGCGATGCCGAAGATGCGCAAGGTGAGGAAATTTCCCAGCCTGGCACCGAAGAGGCGAAGCCAGAAGTATCAAAACCTAATACCAGAAAGGGGAGAAAATAACCCTATTAGACACCCCAACCCAATTAAGATAAACTATAGGTATGAATATGAGCGAATCCACCACAATGGATGCACAGCAGAATGAACAAACACAAGAAACGGCAGTTGAAGCGGTTACGGCACCAGTTGAGCCGAAAACGCAGCCTGATGGTTTTATCGACTTTGACAAATGGGACACGGTTACCCCCGATCAAGTCAAAGAGCGCCTTGGACGGGAAACCCGAATAAAGCGCGAACAGGAAAGGGAGCTACAGTCAGCGCGGGAAGCACAAAAGAGATTAGAGAAAGAATTGCTTGAGTTACGGAAACCTCAAGAAGTTGCGGCACCAACCGAGGATATGTTTATCTCTGATCCAGAGCGGGCTAAGGCTCAGCTGGACCAGTACACAGAATCGATCAAGCAGCAACAGCAGTACCAATTAGAGCAGAGTAAATTCCAGCAAAGGGAAGAGCAGGAGACTCTACAGCGACATCAAGAGCGAGTTGGAAGATTCGCAGAACGCGCAAAAACTGCGGGTATAGATGAGTATAAACTTACGATGGCTGTTCAAGAAGCTGTCAGAGTTCTACCAGAAGACCTTCAGCAACATCTCTCGGACCATCCTATGGGCCCACGGATAGTTGCGCTACTGCATGATAATCCCACTGAGATGCAAGAACTAGCGAGCCTCGCGGCAAATAACCGTTACGAGGCGGGTGTAAAACTTAACCAGTTGGCTGCTAAATTTCAGCCTGCTACTACATCTAACGCACCACCACCAGACGAGCCTGTTAATGGCAGGGGATCACCCGCCGAAGATGAAAATCCATGGCTTAAAGGGGTGGAGTACTTATAGGATAATATTATCATGGCTAACGATTTTGATAGCAATTTTACTCGAAAACTCATGGATCAAGTGTTGCCTGCTTTTGACAGCAACCGGATTATATCTAAAAACGTAAACACTCAAATGCTTGGTGGCAAGTTCAACCCTAAGTCTGGTGAGGATGTTGATTTCCCTCGTCCTACTGACTTTGTAGCTACCGAGACTTCTGATGGTGATATCAGCGCAACAACTGCTGGCGACATCATCACTGGCAAGGCAACTGGTACTGTTCAGGACTACATCACTGTAGAGCTGGATTATCAAGAAGCTGATGAAGCTCTCAAGATGGGTGATAAGACACGGTTCTTTGATGACGCAGGTCGTCGCATTAAAACCAAACTGGAAACCAATTTCTCTGCTTACGCAATGAAGAATGCTGGTCTGAAATCAGGAAATGTTGGCACTGCCATAACTACCTGGGCTCATGTGGCAAACTTTGGAGCGACAATGCAGGCGACTGGCGTTCCCGATGGACAGTGGTGTGCAGCGGTAAACCCTTACACTCAAGCAACTCTGGCTGATGTTCAGCGCTCTCTGGGTGCCGGTGGATCTGCTGGCGCCTTGGTTTCGGAAGCTCATCGTCAAGCAACTATTGCTGACAACTTTGCTGGCATGAAGGTTCTGGCTGCTACTACTCTGGCCACCTACACCACTGGTACTGGAGCGGATCGCGCAGGAACATTGTCCGCTAACCCTGATGTGACCTATGTTTCAGCTAAAGATAGTATGACTCAGTCTCTTGCTGTAACTGGATTTCAGGCTAACCTGGTTGTAGCTGCTGGTGAGACAATCACTATTGCTGCCCGAAACAGATTAAACCTTAATACTCGCGAGACAATCATCGACGGCACAGGCGCTGAGGTTTTGTTTAGCGGCGTGGTTACGGAGTCGGTTACTCTGAACGGTTCAGGTGCCGGTACTTTGGTTATTACTGGCCCAGCCATCTTTGAGGCTTCAGGAGCTTACAACACAACTGCTTCAGCAGCAGTCAGTGGCGACGTTGTTACCCTTGGTGGTGCGGCTACAACCACTTACCAGCCTGCATTGTTCTGGCATCGTGACGCATTCGGCATCGGTTCTGTTCCCATGCAGAAGCTGAACTCTACCGACACCATGGCTAAAACTGAAGATGGTCTTGTTTTGAGAGTATCTAAAGGCTCAAGTATCCGAGAGAACAAGCAAATTGTTCGGTTGGATTTGCGTCCAGCATTTGCTACTCTAAACCCATTCTTCGCGGGTCAAGGCTTCGGCTCTTAAGTATAAGGGGCCTTCGGGCTCCTTTTTCCCTCTTGGGGTTCAAAATGAAAGCAAGCACACTTATTCGCAACGCGTTCGTTCGCATTGGTAAAACGGGCGCATCACAAAGCATCAGCGGTGAAGATACTGAAACCGCGATATCACGACTTAACAACCTTATGCGATCAGTCAGCTGGATTGGAATGGGCCACACTGAAGTCACTTCCGCAACTGATGATATAACTACGCCAGAGTATTCATGGGAATGGATGGAGATGAAGCTGGCTATTAAGCTCTCGCCAGAATACGGGCAGCTAGAATCGTATGTGTCATTAAAGGAAGATATAGCAGAGGCGTGGTCCCCAATACTCGCCTCCCTCAACACTATCGGCCCGCCACAAATGCACGGCAACCTACCTAGAGGCTACGGAAACCGCCGCATGGGTGATCGATGCGGCCGGTACTACACCGAGACTGACAACGGTGTACTATCTGAGACCAATCAGGCGGTCATTGTCGAGGACGACACAGAATGAGCTGGGGCCGCTCTGGGATAGATGTAAACTTCACCAACGGATTCTACGAGTCGCGTTCGCCACAGCAGTCTGCGCAGAGATGCGTTGGCATGTACCCGGTTATTCATGAGCGGCCGACATTATCTCCTGAGTCATTATTTAACCAGCCAGGCATTAAAAGCGTGGTCGAAAGTCTGGATGGTGTTGCCCGGGGCTCCACCACAATCAGCGGAATTCCGTACATTGTGTGTGGCACCAGGCTGTACCGGATCAATCAGACAGTTAATCCAGATCTGAGCATCACATGGTCGGCAACCAATATAGGCGAGATAGCCGGTTCAGGTCGTCTGATCATGACTTCCGGGAAAACTGGCTCCAGCTTTGAGATGGTGATAGTGGACCCTGGTGTAGCCTCATACCATTACAATCTGGCAACAAATACCATATCGTCTCTCGACGGGGTATCGAACTTCCTCTCGCCTGCGGTAGATGTATGCAATG